TCTAACTGGCTGTGCATCAATTTTTAGTCTTGCTCCCTTTGGCCATCTTGATGAGCCTAAAGCTTCACCATATACAGTCATGTCTGTACCATCATCTTTAGTGATGTAAACAGTAACTTGACCATCTTCTTTCTCAAATGCTTTTTTAAATGAGCATTCAAATGTTTCGTGTTCCATGTTTGTTCTCCTATTTATTTGTTTTATTATTTTTCCAAATTTTTGCATTGGTTATTATAACCTATTTAAAGGCTTCTTGCCAAACCTTTTTTGCATATATTCTAGATGGCTCATTATCTGATTTACCCCATCTAAAGTTATCCATAGTTAATGGAAACATTTTAACTATGTCCTCTTTTGTTTTAGCAATATCCAAGATATGTTCTATATGTTTCATAGCTTGTATAATGGTCTCTAAATGACCCTCTCTGCCCTCCATATCCACGCTGTAAACGTCTTTGTAAGAACAATACAGCAATGCTGTCGGTTTATTAAAAAGGTCTTTGTACAGAGCTTGTTGACGCAAATCAGCGTCTTTTGGGTACCATCTGCTATCAATAGCACCAGATTTTAGTCTTTTTATGTAAGCAGTAGCTTTAGTATCTATGATTACATCATCAAATTCAAAGTCAGTAACACCTTTAACATCAAATTTTAAACCATATTTTTCGCCAGGCGACACAATTTCTTTTTGATAAGAAATAATTTTGCCAAACTGAGGTAGTTCTTTAACAAACTGATTAGCAATTATACCAGACCAAAGGCATTCGTCATCTGACTCATCACCTTTTAATTCTATGTATTTAGTTTTTGCAATATCTATGATAACTTCTTCATCAGTGATTTGGTTTTGCAAAGCGTGTTCTGCTGTAGCTTCAGCAGTACTGCCCATTATCATTCTTGCGTTAGCTTCAGAACTAAAATCATACAAGTTATTAATTATCCAATAAGGTGGAGAATCAATAAAGCTATTAGTTTTAGAAGCACTATGTCTATATTCAATGTTCATTTTTATCCTATGGTTAGTTATATTCAAAAGTATTGTAGTTCATCTTATAATGTATCTTTAGATATATTAAAAGGTAAAAGAACTGTTAATAATAGCAGAGAATACAAGATATATAATCTATGTATTTTACTATCCTGGCTATTGCACCCTACACAAGTGTATGGGTGTAAGAGCATTATTGCTCGTTTGCATAATTGTAAACCAAATAGAGTTTATAGATTATATAATTTGTATAATAAAAACGAAAAATTTAAATCTTTCGTTGATAAAGCTTTAGAAAATTATAAAATAAATTATGCGTCAAATTGAAAAACCAGAGCTTATTTCTACTATTTTAGACAAGCGTAAAGTATGGTTAAACATACGTGAATCTCGTTTAATGTATATGTTTCATCGTAAACTTATATCTATAGAAGAATATGAAGCTGGTTCTCGTTATCGTCTTATGTGTGAACTTCAAGGTGGTGGTACTGGAAATGTTTTAAAAGAACGTATTGATGGAACTAATACAGATTTTATTACATCATCTCTTGGAGCTGCACTTGCAGTCAAAGATGTAGATGATGAAATAGGAAAACGTCTTTCTGTAATTATGAAGTTGTTTTGTCATTTTAATTTTGGTATCATTGAGATAGCACATATGTTAAGTATGTCAGAACGCAGAGCATCTAACCAAGTACATGAAGGGCTATCTAGTTTAGCAATATATTATGGCTATAAAAAAGTGCACAATACTATCAGAGGACAAGGTACAAAGAATCAAAGACAAAGAATACCTAAAGTGGGTAGCATCTAATCCTTGTATACTTTGCCAGGACACAAGATGTCAAGCTCATCATATAACTTTTGCTATGCCTAGAGGTTTTTCACAGAAAGTTGGAGATCAATTTACTGTACCTCTTTGTTATCCTCATCATCATTTATTACATACTAATGGTATGAGTGAAAAAGATTTTTGGATTAAATTAGATATAGATGCTGTCGATATATGCTCTAAATTTTATAGTCATTACCACGATATGTGGAAAAATAAGAACTTTTTTTATGACGATTCTATGCTTTGGCGTACAGTTTATGATAAACTTGTACCTAAAATACAGAATAACATTGATTTTTTACTGCAACCCAAATAATTAATATAGATATCCTCACTAGAAGTACGCACATATGAATAAAATATTAAAATTTCCCAAAAAATCTAAAAAGAATTATTCTGAAACATTTTTAGATAATGTTAAACCAGAAGCTATTGGCGATTTTATTAAACGTCAAAATCCTGATATGTGTATTAGAGCTGCAGACGCAATGGCTTTAGCTATTATTTACAGTACATATCTTCAATTAGTTTTTGATGAAGAAGGTCACAATGTTCCAGATAACATTATGGACGCTTTAGAAGAAAACGATAGATCAACTTTTATATGGGCTGCTGATGGTAAAGAAACGCTTCACTAAAAAAAAAGTTACTTTTTCTAAAGATTCTCATACATTACCTTATGACAAATACAGAGTTGAGTGGGTTGACTGTGTAAGTGATTCAGGTTGGGCTGAGCACAAAGAATTTACTAACATGAAACTAGCACATCCAGTAAACGAAGGATGGCTATTTTCTAAAGACAAACATTCTATTAAATTGTTTGCAGCATATATTGAAGAAGATGGATCTTATACTTATGGAGATCGTACTAATATTCCTACATCTTGGATTGTAAAGATGACTAAAATCTAACCTACTCCTCCTTGGGCCTTTATCTAGTATAGGTACACTTACAGAATCTTAAACTAGAAATACCATTGTAAGTTTACAAGTCCGAATAAGCAGGTTAAATTTATAAATAGCTTTTTTTTCATATTATGTCCTGGAATAAACTTAGCTTAACATCTCCATGCATGACATAATTTTAGTTAAGTACTATTTAACAAGCTACCCAGTCTCCCAGGTAGCTCTATCTACTACAGAATCATTCCCTCAATGCTATATGACTTCTGATCATGGGTCTTATAGTAGAATTCTTAAATACCTTTTGTAGAATACATATCATTAATATTATCAGAATCTTTTTGAGCTTCTGTTTTTAATGGGTCTGTATATACTTCTTCTACTTTAATTGCAGAGTGTTCTATTATACGTTTTCTAGTAGCTGTTATCTCAGCTTTAACATGGTCTTTAGCGTGTTCTAATACCTGAATTAACTTTGGAAAGTTAGTTGGGTATATACCATATATACTTAGATCGTTAATTGCTGTTGCTACTCTTTGTAGTCCTCTTTGACGTTTTTCTAGTCTCAGAATCTCGCTGTCTGGCATTATCATTTTCTTCCATCTCCTTTATTGTACGTTTTAATTTATCTATTTCTAATTGCTTTCCAGCAAGTAACATTTTAAGTGCTCTTTCATCCATGGTCTCTTACCTCCGTTAAGTGTGTGTCTAATTGTTGAGACAATTCTTCATATTCTACAATCCATTCTTGTAAAATCAAGGAATGTTTATCATGTAAAAAACCACATTCAATAGCATTACTTAGAACTGCAACTGATTCTTTAGCATCAGATAATTGTTCTACCATTTTATCTATTTCATATTTTTTAGACTTATTTTTAGATATAACTTCTAGATGTTCATCTTTAAGTTCTGTCATTTTTGATCTCCTCTACAGCAGCTCTTGCTGCATTTAATTTATCAGTCATTAATTTATCTAAATTACTTTTTATAGAATCATATTTTAATTGAGTTAACTGATGTTCTTCTTTTTCTAAATCTAAATCTTTACGAAGTTTTAATACTTCATCAATTTGTAGTTTAAGTTTTACTCTTAAATCTTCTACTAATTGGTTACATTCTTTTAACATAGTATCTAATTTTATTTCTTTATCGTCACGTAGTTTCATTTTCCTCCTTTTGTATAACACATATTGTACCATGTAATAAGGATCCTGGCAATGCCATATGACCTGTTTTATCTTGCCATGTTTTCCAAGCTATTGTAGCTTCTACATTTGGTTCTGAATCTTTCATAAGAAATTCTTCATCAAAATATATATCTACATACCCATCTTTTCTATTAGAATATTTAGGGTAATAAGCTTTAGACATTTCAATCATGTCACAACCTATATGTTTATACATTTGTTCAAATGTAGGTTTTGTTTTATTATTTACTGTTTCAACAGTACCATCTGATTTTATTATGTGTAATAAATACATTTATTCCTCATCTATTGTTAATGTATAATTAATATTGTCTATTTTAAAAGATATATCTGCAGAAGAAGGTTCTGTTACACTCATTCCAGCACCTTGAATATCTGCTTCTAAAGTATTTTCTAAAAAGTTTTTAATTGCATTACGTAATTCAAACATTTCTTTCATTTTATCCATTATTCTTACTCATAAGGTTCAAAGGTAACTTCTATTTTACAAGTTTTACCTTCATGTTTATGCCAAACATCATCTAAATTATCTATTAAAGATATAAAATCTTTACTTTGAATACATTCATCTGATGTAAGCATTTGTTTTACTGATGTGTCTTTACTTCTTTTTTGATTTTTCCAAGTATAATCCATGGAAAATATTTTATATTTATCTATATGCATTAGTTTATCCATTTGGTTAATTGTTTGCTTACTAATTCTACGTATCTAAACCACTCTAATATAAAGTTACGTTTTTTACCTGCACGTTCTTTAGTGACTTGTTTGATAGCTTTATTAGTTGCTTTGTCGAGTAACTCTGTTTGTTCTTTAAGATTCATCTGCATATACCTCATCATCTTCTTTGTTGTATTTAATTTCTGCAATAACTTTTGTACTGCCTACTTGTGAATAATCTTTTACATAAGAACATACACAGTCTTTACCATCTTCGGTTGACAAATCCATTTTAGAATTTTCAATCCAAATATCAGTAGCTTTGTCTCTATCTTCAGCAAGTACTTGCCATTTAGTTACATAAGTTACTTCATATTCCATTTCGTATACTTTTTTACCTACATCTTGTTCGAAGTAGTATAATGATTGATCTACCATAATTATCTTTCTATTGGGTTAATGCCCAGTTACAAAGTACCGGGCATTTACCATGTTTATTATTATTTAGTAATTGATAAGAACTCTGGTTTAGGAATAGTATTAGTATTAATCTTTTCCTTACCCATTTCTTGATCGAGCACACCCCATACAGTAGACAGAGATTGACCTGCGTTAAGCAAGTTTTTACAATACTCTTTAGACATATCTAACATTTGTATTGCTTTACCTCTTGGGCCTGAATAATAGTCACGTTCTGTTTCTTCATGACATAACTTTTTAAGCAGCCTATCTAACTCATCAGGTTCTTTAATCAACGATCTTTCTATATCGTTTTTCCATTTTCTAACTTTTTTCCATTGATCAAGTTTATCTTCTAACACATTGATTGCATTATCTAATTTACCTTTTTTCTCAAGTAAAATAGAATCCATTTCGTTTGCAAACTTTTTGTGATCGTTATATAAAGCTCTAATATCTTCGTGCAATTTATTAATTTTAAGTTTATTTTTAAATGCTTCGAAGTTATCTTCTGCTTCTTTATCAATGGTATCTTGCATTTCAGTTTTTAAAACATTTTTTCTATCGTCATATTTTGTTTCAATAAAATGATCAAGATAGTCTTTCTCATCTTGTCGTATAGGTGTTTTACTACTACTCATTGACTGCACTCCTTTGTTCAGTTGATTTACTTACAGTTTCTAATTTATCTGCAATTTCTTTAGCGTCTATTGACTTGTCCATTCTTTGACAAACTCTAATAAACAACGATGTTGCAGTAGTTTTCTTACCCATAGGGTCTAACATTTTTAATGATTCTGTTTTTGTAACAGTCTCATGACATAGTCCTATAAGTTCTGCATAGTATGTAAGCATTGGTTGATACTTATCTGCTACTCTAGATTTAACTGGCAGTTTTGTCTGCATTTTTATCCTCCTTTATTTTTATTTCGATTGGCATTTCTAATTTGTCAGGCATATTTTGTTCAACAGCCTTACATATTCCTATCGCCATTCTTAATGGGAATGTTATTGATTTTACTATTACTTCACCTATTTTTTCTATACGCTTCATGTTTTTCCTTTAGTTTAGTTAATCGTATGTATTTACTTTTTGTCTGATAATATTCATTATCAAATTCTTGACTTCCAGGAATTGGATCGACATCTTCGATGAGCCAATTCCAAGCTTTCCTGATGGCTAAACCACCAACAGTATAAGTAACAAATCTAACAACAGAAATAATTCCATTCATTAATCTCCTCTCATTTGGTTTAATAGTATTTTATATTTAGGATTAGTTTGTCTAGTTAAGTAGTTATGTTTACCTACATTATCTATTTTTTCCCAAGCTCTTGTTATCTGAGATATACGTAATGGGTATGGACTATCATCTTCAAAAGGATCTATAGTTTTCATCCACTCATCAAATATTGCTTCTGGTTTTGTTACAGCAAACAAATTTAAATCCCAACGTTTTTGATTACATATATCTACAAGATGATCACCAGGTAATCTGTTAATACATCTTTCATATTTTTGTATTTGTTGAAATGTTACTTCTATACATTGTGCTATATTTCTTTGTGTATAACCATTCCACACTCTATGTAATGTCAATATTTTAGCAATATTAGCATTTATATTACTTTTGTGTGGTGTACGTTTACATTTACCCATTGTTACCTCCATATATTTTATTTAATACCAACAGCTCACGCTTGTCGGAGCCTGATGGTATGGTTACTACTCTTATTGATGGTTTCTTATCTCTGTATATTTTAACTATCTGTATATATCCTGTTTTTGGATATAATATTGGTAGGTGGATTACTTTAAGAAAGTATTTTTTCCACCACAGTATGTTCTCTTTTCTTATTGAACCTGTAAAGTCTTGGTTATACAGCAGCTTTACTGCTCTGCTTAGATTTATTGGATTTTCTCTGAACTTGTTTTCTAGTATTACTCTGAACATAATTAACCTCTTTATTGTTAGTAAATCCACTTATCCATAGCATATGTTCTGCCCATGCTTTAGCTGTCCAATGTTTAGGTGTTTTTTTCATGCTTTCCTCACTCTCATTACTCTATATTTGTTATCCCAACAGGCATCTTCTTTGCCCATCATTTGCATAGCAAATTTCTTTTCTACATTTCTGTGATTACGCCAATAGCCATCTGTCTGATTAACCTCATCAGGTGTCATAACTATTCTTTTAGTTCTAACAAATCTACCTGTCTGGGTGTTATAATCTTCGTGTCTATTAACATAATCAACTTTATATACTATTAAGTTTTTACTCATTGTCCTCCTTTGGTATTGGTATATTGCCTAGTTTTTGAGCCATTAACATTATAGCTATCTTACACTCGCTAGATGTTAATAAATCATACATAGCTAAATCGTATAATTTTTTACATTCCCAATCTGTAAAGTCATACTCTATAGACTCCATTAATTTATATCTTAATTGCATTTCTTTAGCTTCTTCAGAGTCCATAGGGTCTCTCATTATTGGTTTATCACTCATATACTCTCCTATATTAATTATTAGGGGTAACCCCTCATTACGAGGGGGTGTACCCAATTATCTACTTCTTAGCTAAGATTTCATTCATCTTGCTATCTAAAGCTTCAATCTTGTTATGTAAACTTTTAACAAGATCATACTGTGCTTTAGGCATATACTTGTGAGGATTAGCTTTAACGTAAGCTATTCTGTCCTCAACTGATTTAGATTCAGTATATGGTACAAACGATTGTTGTTCAGTTGTCATAATTAACTCCTATTGTTGACAATTATTATTATTACTCGTTGTAATAATAATTGGTTTATTTAATATTCTATTCATTTCTTTATCTCTCTCGATTAGAACAGAATTTTCTGGAAAAGGGAACTCATACTGTATAAGCTGATAATTACTATGCTTATCTGTATCTCCCTCTATTCTTTGCATAACTTCGTATGTTATCATATCTCCTCGTTGATTCGTGGTAGAGCTCTTAGTAAACAAACCATACCTGTTATTGTTAATAAAATGCCAGTCCAAAAGTCTAGATGTATCATTAAGATTACACCTAAAAAGGACATAACAAAGCTACTTAATATAGCTAGTAGTCCTATCCATATGTGAAATGTCATATTATTTCTGGGCTTCCTTGAAAGTATTGTATAGATTGTATGCTACTACACCACTTATCACTTGACCCATTATCATTATAGCTAACCATATACATAGTAAGCTTATCATTATAGTACTTAACATATCTTATCTCCTTTATTGGTTAATATACCTACACACACACATCTAATAATGTATGGATATAGGTACTTTATACGTTGCTATCAATTACACTAGCAATCAAGATGTCTAGTAATATCAATAGGTTAAATCATTATCGGTAATCAATTAATCAATCGACAAGCGAGAGTTAACTGACTACCAATATATAATATAAACAACAGCGATTTATTGTTGCTACTAGCAACAGCAATAAATCGACAACAACAAATAAAAGACAGCGAACAACAGTGAGCTGACAATTGTAAACAACAAAGAAAAACCAGGGGTTTTACAATCACCCCTAAGTCATGATTGTCGTAGAACAATCTGACAATAGGGGGGTTTTGTACAGCACCATAACAAGAAGGGGTTATCATTATGATACCAGCAGTAGCAGCAGGGACTATGGGATTAAGAATCCTTAAAACCCTATATAAAGGCAAAAAAAAGATAGGTGCAGCGTCTAAAATGGCAGCTGACAAAGCAGGAAAAGCAGGATTTATAGGAACATCTAAAGCAATTACAGGTGCTTCTAAAAAAATTCATTCAGGATCTAGACAAGTAGGTAAAACTATTAAGAAATATCCTAAATCATCAGCATTCGCAGGTGGTGTAGCGACTATATCCTTCCTTGACGATTAATAATGGCTAAGCAAAAGTTTACTCATTTCGTACCTAGGGAAAAACCAAAAAAAAGACGTGGAATCCACAAAAAATCGAAATCGAAATCGGAAAAACTACAGCAAAAGCTAACAAGATATAAGGGACAAGGCAGATGAAAACTAATTATCTTAAATTACCAATGTTTAAAATTGACATTAAGAAGCAATTGGATAAAAGAAAGCAGTTTAGTAAAGATTTAAAATCTAAAAAATTTCGAAAATCGACTAAAATAATAGATTACACTAAAAGGTTTATATAATTATGGCTAAAAAGGGATTATACGCTAACATTCACGCAAAGCGAAAAAGAATCAAAGCAGGATCAAAAGAAAAAATGAGAAAAAGAGGGGCCAAAGGTGCACCAACTGCTAAACAATTTAAACAAGCAGCTAAAACTGCTAAGAAAAGATAATGGCAAAGACAGCAGCATGGCAGCGTAAAGAAGGCAAGAACCCAAAGGGGGGTTTAAACGCTAAAGGTCGTGCTAGTTACAAGAGACAGACTGGGGGAACGTTAAAAGCTCCTAGTAAAAAAGTAGGAAACAAACGTAGAGCATCGTTTTGTGCTAGAATGAAAGGTATGAAACGTAAACTAACTTCTGCTAAGACTGCAAATGATCCTAATAGTAGAATAAATAAATCACTAAGAGCATGGAATTGTTAATATGAAATCAAGAATGGTAAGAAAAGGTATAGTAGCAGCAAAAAAAACTAAGAAAAAAGTTTTTAATTTTGTTTCTAAAAATCCAATAAAAACAGTAATTGGTGTTTCAGCTGCTTCATATCCTTTAGTTAAAAATACAGAAACTGTTAAATCTAGACAAAGAATGAAAATAGAAGCAGCAGCAATTAGAAAAGAATTAAAATCTGGTAAAAAATTATCTTTTAAAGATAAGTATAAAAGAATGTCAGAAGCAGGTAAAATGAGGAGCTATCCATAATGTCTAAAAAATTAGAAAAATTAGCTGATGAAATGATTAGATTGTCTCCACAAGAAGGAGAGCAACTAGCATTAATCATTAAAGCAAAGGTTATGCCAGAGATGGCTAAACAACAACAGCAACAAGGATTATTACAGCAGCAGAATCCTCAAGCTCAGCAACAAATGGCTATGATGGGTAAAAGACCACAAGGTCAAACACCTATGCCTAACGTACAACAAGCTGCTCAACAAGGATTATTAAGGAGATAACTTATGCCAATGGTTGGAAAGAAAAAATACCCATATACTAAAGCTGGTAAAAAGAAAGCTAAGATGGCTGCTAAGAAAAGTGGCAAGAAAGTTAAGAAAGGTTACTAATGGTTAAAGGTGGAGATATAGGTTTTACTAAAACACCAAAGAAGAAACCTTCTGTATTTAAAAAAGCTTCTAAAACTATAATAAAAAAAGGAATTAAATTTGCATTTAGTCCATTAAGTATTGGATTAGCTGCTGGTACTGTAGCTTTTAAAGGTATTAAAAAAGCTGGTAATGCTCCTGGTATAAAATTTTCTGAATATAGACAATTTGATAAAAGAGCAAGAAAGATAATTTAATGGTTGAAGATAATAAATTACCAGATCAAGAGGACAAAACATCAGATAACCATGGTGGTAAAAGACCAGGTTCTGGTAGACCTTTAGGTGCTAAAACTAAAAAAAATTGGAAATCTATGCAAGAGATGGCAGAGAAATATCAACATTCTCCTTTGGATTATCTCTTAGCTGTGTTAAACAATCCTATGAGCTCACCTGAACGTAAAATGTATGCAGCCGAAAAAGCAGCTCCATTTGTTCATCCAAGGTTAGCGTCAACAACATCTAAAATAGGAACAGATGAACCAATCGCAATCAAAGTCTCTTGGCAAAAAGACGACTAATAAAAAAGTTGCTAAAGTAGAAATACCTTACAAGCCAAGACCTTATCAATTAGACGTACATAACTCACTTAAAAGATTTAGTGTTCTAGTATGTCACAGAAGATTTGGTAAATCAGTACTAGCAATTAACGAATTAATTAAAACAGCAGCAGACAAACCAAGATCTTTGTGTGCATTCATAGCTCCGACTTACCGACAAGGTAAATCAATCGCTTGGGAATATTTAAAATTCTACACAGAACCTTTAATGAAATTTGGTGGTAGTAGAAATGAAACAGAATTAAGAATAGATTTATTTAATCAATCACGTATTCAAATTTTTGGAGCAGACAATCCAGATAGTATTCGTGGTATGGGATTTGATAAAGTTGTTATGGACGAATACGCAATTATGTCCCCTAGAGTGTGGACCGAAATTGTAAGACCAGCAGTATCTGATAAACTAGGATCAGTTTTATTTATTGGAACTCCTATGGGACACAATCAGTTCTGGGAAGTATTTGACTTTGCAAAACGTGGTCATAAAGATTGGTATGGAAAACTATACAGAGCATCTGAAACACAAGTAATACCAGATGAAGAATTAGAACAAGCCAAAGCCATTATGAGTCCTGAACAGTATGAACAGGAATTTGAATGTTCATTTACTGCAGCAGTATCAGGAAGTTATTACGGAAGATTAATAACTAAAGCAGATAAACAAAATAGAATTGGTGAAGTACCTTATGATGAATCAGTAGGTGTAGAAACTTGGTGGGACTTAGGTATTGGAGATTCAACTGCAATATGGTTTGCACAAAGAGTAGGAACTGAAATTCATTTAATAGATTATTACGAAACTTCAGGTGAATCATTAGCACACTATGCTGATATACTAACTGAAAAAGACTATGCATATAGTCGACATATAGCACCTCACGATATTATGGCGAGAGAGCTTGGAACAGGTAAGTCAAGATTAGAAGTTTCACAAGAACTTGGTATTGACTTTGAGGTAGCACCTAAGTTAGAAGTAGATCATGGAATTGAATCTGTAAGAAATACTTTACCAAATTGTTATTTTGATAGAGTAAAATGTAAAACAGGATTAGATGCTTTAAGACAGTATAGAAAACAATGGGACGATAAGAATCAAGTATTTAAAAACAAACCACTTCATGACTGGTGTTCACACGCAAGTGATGCATTTAGATATGGATGTGTACACGACCCAATTGATACATCAGACTGGGATAAACCAATTAATATAGATACAAAATACGTAGTATGAAAAATAAAGAAAAATCACAACAAGAAATATTATCAGTAGTAAGTAGAGAGATACATAACGCATCAGGTTATATTGGTGGAGAACTTGTAGCTAGAAGAAAAAAATCATTAGAATATTATTTAGGAGAACCTCTTGGTAATGAACAAGAAGGTAGATCTCAAGTTGTTTCTAATGATGTTTTAGATACAGTAGAAAGTTTAATGCCATCATTGATGAGAATTTTTACATCAGGTGATAATGTATTTAATTGTGAAGGCATGGGGCCAGAAGATGAAGAAATGGCTAGACAATGTTCTGATTATTTAAACTATATATTTTATAAACAGAATGATGGTTTTTTAGCGTTATATACAGCATTTAAAGATGCACTAATCCAAAAGAATGGAATACTAAAAGTATATTGGGATGATGCACAAAAAATTGAAAGAGAAGAATATTCTAGATTAACAGATGATGAGTTTAATGATTTGGTTTCTATGGATCAAATCAAAGTTAAAAATCATACTGAATATGAAGAAAAAATAACTGATGAATCTGGTAAAGAAATAGATTCTATTAAACTACATGATGTAGTTATAAATAGAATAGAAATACATGGTAAGGTTAAAATAGAACCAGTACCACCAGAAGAATTTTTAATTGAACGTAGATGCAAATCTATTGATACTGCTAATTTTGTTTGTCACAGAGTGAACAAAACAAGAACAGAATTAATAGAGATGGGTTATGATAAAGATTTAGTAGCGTCATTACCAACTGGTGATGGTGATTATTATACAGAAGATAAATTTACTAGACATCAAAATGTAGACTTTTCTCATGGAGAAACAGATGGAGATAAAAGTACACAAGATGTTTTAATTCACGAATGCTATGTAAGAATGGATGTAGATGGTGATGGTAAAGCAGAGTTATTAAAAATCACTGTTGCAGGTGATGGTAAGAAATTTCTTGATATGGAAGAAATAGATACAATGCCTTTTATATCTATGACTCCAGTTATTATGCCACACAGATTCTATGGAAGAAGTGTAGCTGAATTAGTAGAAGATATACAATTAATAAAATCAACTGTAATGCGACAGATGTTAGACAATATGTATCTAACAAATAACAACAGAGTTGCAGTACAAGATGGACAAGTGTCTATGGACGACTTATTAACTAATCGTCCTGGAGGAATCGTGAGAACGAAACAACCTCCTCAAAATGTAATGATGCCTATTCAGGCTCAACCCATTACAGAACAGGCAAGTGGTATGTTAGCTTATTTAGATTCTGTTAAAGAAACTAGAACAGGCGTAACAAGACAATCACAAGGGCTAGATTCAAATGCATTAAGTAGTACAGCAACTGGTCAAAACCAAAGTCTAACACAATCGCAAATGAGAATGGAGTTAATTGCCAGAATTTTTGCTGAAACTGGTGTAAAAGATTTAGCCTTAAAAATGTTTGAGCTTACTTGCAAGTATCAGAATAAAGAACAAATAGTAAGAATTAGAGGAAAGTATATTCCTATGAGACCTTACGAATGGAAAGACAGAGTTAATATTACAGTACAAGTAGGATTAGGTACTGGATCAAAAGAACAGCAGTTAATATTGATGAATGCTATATTAGAAAGACAAATGTCAGCAATCAATTTACAACAGAATGTTCATGGCCCAATGGTTAATCTGAGAAATATTTACAACTCTTTGAAAAAATTAGTTGAAAATGCAGGTCTAAATAGTATAGAACCATACTTCATGGATCCAGAAGTGGGAGCAGCTCAAATGCCACCTATTCCTCCTAAGCCACCTACTGAATTTGAGAAGGTGACGTTAGCCCAAGTACAAGGTGAAAACCAACGTGCACAATTAAAGGCAGAAACGGAAGCTAAAGGATTAGAAGGCAAAATGAGACAAGCACTTCTAGACTATGAACTAGCCATCAAAGAAATGGAATTGAAATACAATACCAAAATTGATGAACTAGAACTTAAACGAAGATCCATGTTAGAACAAACTGATCTACAAAAATCAGGAGATCTAATGGGACAAATAGTGAGAGGACAGAAGCAATTCTTTAATAATGGACAAGGAAATACTAATCAGGGAGGGCAAGAGAGCTCAGCAACTGCTGGACGATCCCCTTCTAAAGAAAGCATTTGAAGATCTTTCTGAAATTTACAGACTAGAGATCTTTAATACAAGTTTCGCAGACGATGATACTCGTAGAAACCTTTGGGTAGCCTTTAATATGGTGGACAAAATCAAAGGACATTTACTAAGTGTTATGTCAAGTGGAAGGCTAGCTCAAGCAGATATAGAGCAATTAAACAAACGAAGTTAATCTAACGAAACTTCAAATTCGTCAACCATGAAAGGAACGATATGGCAGAAGAAAATATACAAGGTGCAGCAGAAAAAATTTCTGGATTACTGAATCCTAAACAGGACAATCAACAACCAGAAACTAATACTGAACCTTCAGAACCAACTCCTGAGACACAGGAAGTTCAAGAAAGCACAGAGTCGAAAGAAGCTCCTATTGAACAGGCATCTGAAAATACTGAGACAACAGAAGAAACACCAACAGAATTAGAGACACCAGAGCTCCACCGAGTTAAAGTTAGTGGTCAAGAGCTTGAGGTGAGCCTCGATGAACTGAAGGCAGGATATTCTAGAGACTCGGATTATAGACAAAAAACTCATACTTTAGGAATGGAAAAGAGAGATCTTGAAAGCCAAAAGAATAGTTTGCGTCAAACTTACGATACTCGTTTAAATGAACTAAACGATTTAATTTCGACAGCTAATCAATTTGTTGAACAAAAACAAGGTGGACAAGATCTTGCAAAACTTTACCAAGAAGATCCAACTGAAGCTGCTAGACTTGACTTTCAATTAAGACAAGAAAAGCAACACATTGAATCTTTAAAAAGCAAAGCAAGAGAAATCCAAACTCAACAATATGAGTCTTATCTTGAAACACAAAAAGAATTAGCTGCAACAAAAATACCAGAGTTTAGCGATCCAAATAAAGCTGACTCTTTTAAACTTAATTTACGTACTACGTTACGTGATTATGGTTTTAATGACCAAGAGATAGGTAGCCTTGCAGACCATAGATTTTTAATGGTAGCAAAAGATGCTATGAGTTTTAAGTCTCAAAAAGACAAAAGACCTATAGTTTCTAAAAAAGTTGCTAATGCTCCTAAAGTTTTAAAAGCTGGTGTTGCTAAATCGAATATTAGTTCAGGTAGAGAGGAAGTAAGAAATAAAATCAAGACGCTAAGAAAGACTGGTCACATAAGAGATGCTCAGTCAGCAATAGCAGATATGATTAATCTTAAATCTCAACAAAGGAAATAATACAATGGCACAACCAACTAACACGTTTGATACCTATGATTCAGTCGGTGAAAGAGAAGATCTTTCTGACGTTATCTACAGTATCTCACCAACAGATACGCCTTTCCTAAGTTCTGCAGCTAAAACAAAAGCAACTGCAGTTCTTCACGAATGGCAAACAGACGCACTTGCAGCAGCATCATCAAGTAATGCTGTTATCGAAGGCGATGAAGCAACTTTAGATGCATCAACTGCAACTACTAGACTTTCTAACAGTACACAAATTATGGATAAAACTGTAGTTATTACTGGTACTCAAGAATCTGTAGACAAAGCAGGTAGAGCATCTGAATTAGCATACCAAATCGCTAAAAGAGCTAAAGAGCTTAAAAGAGATATGGAAGCTACTCTTACAGGTAACATTGCAGAAGTAGGTGGAAATTCATCAACTGCAAGAAAAATGGGAACTCTTGGAGCTTGGGTTATTAGTAATGATGACAAAGCATCTGATGGTACTACAGGATCTGGTGTTGGAAACACTGCTAGAACTGATGGTACTCAAAGAGCTTTCACAGAGTCTCAATTAAAATCAGTTATTAAATCAGTTTGGAATGCTGGTGGAGACCCATCTATGATTATGTGTGGGCCTTTCAACAAGCAAAAATTATCAGGATTTACTGGTAATTCTACTAGATTTGACGCTGGTGCAGACGCTACTTTATACACTTCAGTAGACGTGTACGCATCTGACTTTGGTCAATTGCAAGTAGTACCTAATAGATTCTCTAGAGATAGAGATGCTTATGTACTAGACATGGAATACTGGGGAATTGCGTTCTTAAGAGACTTCTCTATGCATGAACTTGCTAAGACTGGTGACTCAGAGAAAAGACAACTTCTTGTTGAAGCAACTCTGGAATCTAGAAACGAAGCAGCTTCAGGCTTAGTAGCTGACTTAACAACATCTTAATAGATTAAATACTTAGGGGGGCAACCTCAATACTGCTCCCCTAGTATAATTTTAACATTGAAGATCTGAGAGGGGTTAAGATCGGAACAATGAGGAAACAAAATGAGAACACTTAACGACTATTTTTTAACATCAGCAATACCAGATGTATCAACAGCATCATCAACATTTGTAAATGTACCAGATGGTGGAAAAATTATTAAAATCTTTGCACATAACAAAGCAACTACTACAGGAACAGCAGCTATTACTTTTGAAATAGATGGCGTAGCTTGTGCTAGTGCAGCTATTAGTCATGTAGCATCAGGATCTGCAGGTAAGAAATATTCAGTAGAACCTTCTGCAACTAACGATGTCCTTGAAGGATCTGTAATTGAAGCAATCACTAATGGTGGTTCTACAAATACATCTAAAATGGAAATCACTTACGTTATTAGAAGATAATTAATTATGGGGGTGGCAACATCCCCAAACAATAAGGAACAAAACATGAATTACGCAATGAGACCTTTAACTACAGAAAAAGTTACATCTTCTGGTTCTTCTGCACAATCATCTGCATTTAATGATAATATAGAATATATTAGAGTAATACCTGATGCTGATTGTCATATAGAATTTGGAGTTAATCCTACAGCAACTACATCTAAAATATTTTTAGAAGCTAAAACTTCTGAATGTTTTAAAATATCAGCTGGAGAAAAAGTAGCTGTAATTGGATCAGTAAATTTATACGTAACAGAACTATCAGAATAGTATGGGTAAAGTAAGATCAGTTGAATATGATGCTGGAATAAAGACTAAGTACATCCAAGAGTCTAATGGTCAATTAACTATTAATAACTCTCAAGATGTAAACCCTTTGTTAAAAAGAAACAAAGCTCTTTATAATCATGACTCTGGTTATATATCTGGTGCTAAAGAAATGAAAAGAGTGGCAAGTATTCCACCTTTAATACTTTCAATATGGGCTAAAGAATACAATGGAACAAATAACTGGTTTCAATTACCCAAAGAAATTCAAAAAAAAATTATGAGAACTAAACTTAATAGTAATGAGTTTAGATATTTCAGAACAGCTGAAGGAAATTTATAATGGCATTAACAACATATTCAGGACTAAAAGCATCTATAGCAGATTGGCTTAATAGATCTGATTTAACAAATCAAATTGACGATTTCATTGGATTAGCAGAAGCTGATTTTAATGCTAAGTTAAGAATAAGACAAATGGAACAAATTGATGCTATTACAGTAGACTCAGAAACTGAAACAGTTCCTACTGGTTTTATTGGAGTAAGATCATTTTATATATTATCTGCTGGTACTAAATATGCATTAGAATATATTACACCTCATAATATGTTTGAAATTAAAGCAGGATCTACAACTGCTAGACCTAGAGTTTATACAATTGAAAGTGATAACGCAGCTGAATCTTTAAGATTTGGCCCTGCACCAGACTCAGCTTATACTGGTTACTTATCATATTATAAAAGATTTCCAGCATTAAGCGATACATCTACATCTAATTACATATTAACTAATCATCCTGGAATATATTTGTATGGTTCTTTATACCATGCAGCAAACTTCTTAGGTGGTATAGATCCTAACCAAGTTCAACAATGGTTACAAATGTATATATCTGCATTAGAAAGATGTGAAAATAACGACAAACAAGATTCATATGGTGGAGCACCAGTATCACAAAGAACAGACGTACAAACAGATTTATCATTTTATAGGGCTAGATAATGCAAATACCTTTTGGAGAATGGCTACCTGATCAACCAGCACATGGTATGAAAGGAGCTAACATAGCAACTAATGTTTACCATGCTTTAGGATCTTATAAAAGATTTCCATCATTGGTATCATATTCAGGTACATCAACAACTGGTAAAGATGCACATGGTTCAGGTTCATTTAGAGATAACTCTAATGCTGTATTTAATTTTGTAGCAACTAAAACAGATATATATCAATTAGCATCAGGATCTTTTACTTCTCGTAAAGGAAGTTTAACAGGAGATGATGATGACTATTGGACATTTACACAGTTTGGTGAATACGTAATTGCAAGTAATGGAGTAGATGCAGCTCAATTTTTTTTAATGGGAACATCAACTAATTTTGCTGATCTTACATCAATTCAAACTGCAGGAACTTGTCCTTTGTTTAGAGTCTCTGGAGTTATTAGGGATTTCTTAGTTACAGGTAATATTAGTGGAGCAACAAACAGAATTCAATGGTCTGGTATTAATGACATAACAGTATGGTCAGGTAAACAATCAGACTTCCAAGACCTTCCAGGATCAGGTGGTAAAATTGTAGCTATAACTTCTGGAGAAGTAGGTTATGTATTTAGACAAAATCAAATAGTTCGTATGGACTATGTTGGTGGAGCAACAGTATTTAGACTGTCAGTTATATCTCCAAACAGAGGAGCAGTATACGGAAGAACAGTTTGTCAAGATAATAGACGTGTATTTTTTTATGCTGATGATGGATTTTATGAAATACAAGGTGATAACGTAGTAGGTATTGGAGTAGAAAAAGTTAATAGATTTTTTGATGCTGATTTAAATAAAGCATATGCTGATAGAATAGTAGCAGCAACAGACCCTTTTAATACATTAGCTATGTGGTTGTACCCATCAGTTAATAATACTTCTAATACAACAGGTACTTGTGATAGAATGATTATATATAATTATGCTACACAAAAATGGTCTTTAGCAAAAACAAATGCTAGTCAAATTTTTCCACAATTTGTAGGAGCTTATACAGTAGAATTAATGGATATTATATCTCAAAATCTTGAAGATATTAATGCTGCTTTAGATACAGATTATTGGGATGGTGGACAAATGTTTTTAGGTGGAATAGATAACGAATTTAAAGCTGCAATCTTTTCAGGAAACTCAAATGAATGTGAAATAGAAACAGCTGAGATAGAAGGATTTCCAGGAGCTAGAACAAATATTCAAGGAGTTAGACCAATAGTAGATGCAGAAGCAACAGTTACTGTAAAAACTAGAGAAAGATTAGCAGACACAGAAACAGAGTCTAGTTCATCTTCTATGGTAGATAGTGGTATTAATCCTGTTAGACAATCAGGTAGATACATAAGAGCTAATGTAAAAATAGCTTCAGGAATAACATTTAAACATGCACAAGGAATTGATATTGTTGCATCAAAAGCAGGATATAGATAATGAGTGATTCAACAGATATAGATAATGTTAGATATTCTATGGAGACACAAGAATTTTTTCAAAGACAAATTGAAGAAGCAATTAATACATTAGTAAATAAAAATAATAGTGAAAGCGATAAAGCTTTCGTTTGGTTTATGGAGTAAGGATAAATTATGGCAGGAACATTTTTAGGTAAATACGATACAACATCAGCAAACAATACAGCTACAGGAACTAATTCAGTTTCAGTTGCTGAAGGAATGTTACCATCAAATATTAATAATGCTTTTAGAAGTGTTATGGCAGATATTAGACAGCATTACAATACTGCTGAATGGATTGAGTATGGTGATGGTGCAGGTACTTACACAGCTACTTATGCATCAAGTTCATCATTTACTATTGATGGAGCAAATGTAACAGCTATTTATCATGCTGGACGTAGAGTTAAAGTTGTAGCATCAACTCCAGGCACAATATATGGTACTATATCTAGTACATCTTTTTCAACAAATACTACAGTTAATGTAACTTGGGATTCAGGTTCATTATCTAGTGAAGCTATTACAAGTGTACATATTGGTGTATTAGCAAAAACAAATAACTCAATACCTACTGGTGTAATTGGAACAGCTAATATAGCTGATGATGCAATTACAACTGCAAAAATGGCAGCCAATTCAGTAGATTCAGATTCATACGTAGATGGAAGTATTGACTTAGCTCATATGTCTGTAAACAGTATTGATAGCGATCAATATGTTGATGGATCAATTGATCTTGCACATTTATCTGCAGACTCTGTAAATGGAAGTAAAATTGCAGATGATAGTATAGATTCAGAACATTACGTTGATGGTTCAATAGACACAGCACACATTGCAGATTCACAAATTACAGTTGCTAAGATGGCAGCTAACTCTATAGACTCAGATCAATATGTTGATGGAAGTATAGACAATGCTCATTTAGCAGCAGATTCAATTAATGGGGCCAAAATTGCTGATGATGCTATTGACTCAGAACATTATACTGATGGCTCAATTGATACTGCTCATATAGCAGATGCTAATATTACTCTTGCTAAACTTGCAAGTAACTCAGTAAACTCATCTAAAATTGTAGATGATTCAATTGTTAATGCAGATATTAATTCTAGTGCAGCAATTGCAGCTACTAAAATTCATGATGGATCTATTTCTAATACAGAGTTTGGTTATCTTAATGGAGTATCTTCAGCAATCCAAACACAAATAGATACTAAAGCAGCAACAACATATGTTAATGATGCAGTTGCAGGACTAAGAACTAGAATTATTGCAGAAGCTGCAACTACAGCTAATATAGATTTAACAGCAGATTTACAAAATGGTGATACTATTGATGGAGTAACTCTTGTAACTGGAGATAGAGTATTAGTTAAAGATCAATCTACAGCATCACAAAATGGTTTATATACTGTTGTATCTAGTGGTACTGCAAGTAGAGATACACAATTTAATACTATTGATGAGCTATCAGGACAAATGATTGTAGTTAATCAAGGTACTGCAAATGATAATAAAATATTTCTTTGCACAACAAATAACACAGCTTCATTAGGTTCTGACTCAATTACTTACAATGTTATTACACCATCAAATGTTGGTACAGTAACTAGCATAGGTATAGCAGATGCAGGTGCTGGTGAAATTACAGTTGGTAACACACCTATTACATCTAATGGAAATATTACTCTTGCAATTAATAGTATTGCAGATACAAAATTAGGAACTATTGGAACAGCAAATAAAGTTTCTTTAACAGCATTAAATATTGATGGTGGAACTGATATAGGTGCAGATCTAACTACAAGTGATTTAATAATAGTTGATGATGGAGCTGGTGGCACAAATAGAAAAGCTGCATTATCTAGAATGATAACATTAGTACAAGCTAATATAGACGACCCAACAGCACTTGCAATTGCACTTGGATAAATTAATAATAAGGAGAAAATAATAAATGGCAAACACATTTAAGACAGTAACATTTGCAGCAGAACCAGCTAGTGCTGGGACTCCTTATGTTATGTACACAGTAGCATCTAGTACGACAACAGTTGTATTAGGATTGGTACTTGCAAATATTCACTCAACAGCAGTTACTGCTGAAGTAGAATTAGTTTCTACAACATCTAATAGAGGTGGAGCTAACAATGTAGCTAATGGCACATCAATGTTAGTTAAAGATGTAACAATTCCATCTGGAAGTTCATTAGAGCTTTTATCTGGTGGAAAAGTTGTATTAGAAGCTGGAGACAAAATTCAAATAGATTGTTCAGTAGCAGACAAACTTTCTGGAACACTATCAATAATGGAAATTACATAGGATTAATTTATGGCATATATAGGTTCTAAACCAGCTAACAAACCAGTTGTAGCAAGTGATCTTGATCCAACAGTTATTACTGGTCAAACAGCTTTAGCAGTAGCTCCTGCTGATACAGATGAATTTTTAATTAGTGATGCTGGTGTTTTAAAAAGATTAGATGCTAGTTTAATTGGTGGTGGTGGAAAACTTTTACAAGTTGTTACTGCTGAAGATGGCACAACAAGAACAACAAGCTCTACTTCTTTTGCAACTGGTTCAAACACTTTATCAGTTGATATAACACCATCAGCAACTTCAAGTAAAATTTTTGTTATATGCCATACTCCTGTTCAAAATACAGGAACTGGCGAAAATGCATACTATACAATATTTAGAGATAGTACAAATTTAGGAGATAGTTCATCTGGTCTTGCAGTACAAATGCCTAATGTTTATACAAATATAACTATGACATTTTTAGATAGTCCAAATTCTACTTCAGAATTAACGTATCAAGTATATATGAGAGGCACTAATGGAAATACAGCAAAAGTTTCTGCAAATGGTCCACACGCAGTAATAACAGCATTTGAGATAGGAGCATAATATGGCAACAACAGACGCAATAATTAGAGCAGTAAAAATTATAAATTCAGATGCAAGACTTTCTATTTCTGGAAATGATTTAGATAGTATTACTTGGGAAGATGGAACAAGTGCTATTTCTAAATCCGATATAGAAGCTAAATTAACACAAGCACAAAATGAGTTAGATGCAGAAGCACAAGCAGTTATAGATAACAAAACATCAGCACAAAACAAATTAAAAGCATTAGGATTAACTGATGCTGAAATAGAAGCATTTAGAGGAAAATAATTATGGCATATATAGGCAGAGAACCAACAGTAGGAAACTTTCAAGTTTGTGATGCAATAAGTGTTGTAAATGGTCAAGCAGCATACACTATGCAAGTAGGTGGAGTTAATGTAGTACCAGAAACTGCTAATCATATGCTAGTTAGTTTGAATGGTATTTTACAAGCACCAGGCAGTTCTTATACTGTATCTGGTTCTACAATTACCTTTGCATCTAACTTAGTTACAGGAGATGTTATAAATTTTATTCAGATACTAGGTTCAGTTCTTGATCTTGGTGTACCATCTGACAGTACAGTTTCACTTGCTAAACTAACAGCAACAGGAACTAAAGATGCTACAACTTTTTTAAGAGGAGATAATACTTTTGCAGCTCCTGGTGGTGGTGATATGGTTAAACTTTCAACATCAACTATATCAGCAAATACAACTGCAGTAACTTTTAATGGTCTTTTTTCATCTACTTATAAAAATTATTTTATTATAGGTTCATCTATAAGACCAGACGCTGATACCAGTATATACATGAGATTTAGAGAAAGTAATTCAGATGTAACAGCCAGTAATTATATTTGGACTCAAAACACAATTAGACTTCAAAATTCAAATGGTGCTATGGAAGAAGATAATAATGCAGATAGATCAGCATTTTTTAAATTAGCTTCAACTGTATCCATAAGTAATAATACTGATAGTAATGCAGCAAAAAGAGCCGTTTACTTTAATTTTCATTTACATGACCCATTAAACACTTCTTATGCAAAATATTTTTTTGGTTCTGCTCATAATATTTATGACAATGGAAGTGACACATGGTTTTATCATCATCATATTGCTGGAACATATTCAGCTAGTGCAGCTGCTTTGACAGGATTTACAATTTATCCATCGGCTGGAAATTTTGATGCTGGAACAATAACATTATACGGATTAAAACATTAAAGGAATTTATGACAAGATATAATTTAATAAACGGAACAAAAGTACAATTCACAGCAGCAGAAGAAACTGCAAGAGATAATGAAGAAGCACAATTTGCTATTGAAAAACAAGCAGAGATAGATGCAAAGGCAAACGCTATAACTAAAAAAGCATCTGGCAAACAAAAGTTACTAGACTTAGGATTATCCGAAGAAGAAGTTAAAGCACTAATAGGAGTTTAATCAATGGCTATTAACCTTGCCAACAACTCCTCTCTTGCAAATATAACTGCATTACCATCAAGTATTAGTGGTGGTGGTATGACTTTATTAGCTACACAAACTGCATCTAGTTCAGCTACAATATCTTTTACATCTGGCATAGATTCTACTTATGATTCTTATGTGTTTAAGTTTTATGACATACACCCAGCAACTAATGATGTAAAATTAACAGTAGGTTTTAGAGATGGAAGTACAGCTTATGATGCTGTTAAAACTACAACTTTTTTTACTGCAGAGCATGGAGAAGGTGGAGCTGGTGCTTCATTAGGATATGGTTCAGGTGATGATTTAGCACAATCAACATCTTTTCAACCAGTAACAAAAACAATAGGTAATGGTAATGATGAAAGCTGTGCTGGAACTTTACATTTATTTTCGCCAAGCAGTACAACTTTCGTAAAACATTTTTATTCAAGAGTAAATATGTATTATAGTGGTGATTATACTTTTGATTGTTCTATGGCTGGTTATTGTAATACCACAACAGCCATTGATGGAGTTCAATTTAAAATGTCATCTGGCAACATGGATAGTGGAGTAATAAAATTATATGGCATTAGTTAAATACAACAACAATAGCATAAGTGCTGTAACTGCTGCTGCTTCAATACCTAGTGGTTCTTTAGTACCAATTAAAACTTTAACTGCTAGTAGTTCTGCAACATTGTCATTCGTACATGGAACTGATGGAGTAGTCTTGGATAGCACATATCCTATTTATAGATTAGATTTAATAAATATTCATAGAGCAAGTGGTTCAGAACAAACATTAGGATTTAATTTAAGTACAGATAGTGGTTCTAACTATAATGTAACAAAAACAACTACTGTATTTGATGCTTACCACAGAGAAAATGATACAAGTGTAGGAGTAGGATACAATAGTTCACAAGATTTAGCACAAAGTACAGCATTTCAAAATCTAACACCAGAAATTGAATTAGGCGTTGATGATGATGCAAGTGCTTGTGGTAGTATGTATTTATTTAATCCTAGTTCTACAACATTTGTAAAACATTTTTTATATAATGGAAATCACATGAGTTATTATTCTACACCTTGGTCTGTTAATGCTTTTATTGCTGGTTATGGAAATACAACAAGTGCTGTAGATGCTATTAGATTTCAAATGAGTTCTGGCAACATAGATGCTGGAAAAATTAAACTCTATGGAATAAAGGATAGTTAATGGCACTTATAAAATTAAATAACAAAGCAGTATCTAACGCAACAGCTTTTGGTAGCATTACTTCTTTAGGTAGCATGACGTTTATTAAAAAACTAACAGCATCATCTT